CTGCCACTCGATAGCATTCTTAATCTGAAACGTTCTGTTTTGAATCGTTTTGATAATGTTCTCCAAAAATTCAATCATCGTATTGTAATACTCAATTTTGAGTTCAGATTCAATTAGTTTTTCGTCCGCATCCAAATATCTTTGTAACGCATCTTTCTCCCTTACTTTGTAAGGAAAAGGATCATTAACATAGATTTCAGGTTCAGCCTTTCCAGAATAATAAAGATGACGTTCGTGGAGAATACATTGGTGCTTCTTCTTGGCTCTTGCACGAAGAAGTCTTAGATCATTGAATAGCTGATAATATTTAGAGTGCAACGAAGGCACCGCCAGTGAGGCGGTGTGCAACTCATCAGGATCTATCTGGGAGTCTCTCTCCCACATCTCCTGAATTGTCTCAAGGTTCATACTTCAACAAAGTTTTTATCAAGTAGTTGGAAGATCAGATATTTAAATGTTACCGATGCGGTAAAGTATTGAATATCATTTTGTGTTGCATCAAAATCCAAACTAGAGAGTGCAACAGGGAACATACCCTCTATTTTAACATATGCTTGGGGTCTTAGATTACTATTCAGAATTTGTAATGTTCCGTCAGAAAATTCAGCGTATGGATTTTCTCTATCTGATACTTTAGGGTAATATTCATCCTCTAATTTCATATCAACAAAATCTTTTTGGCTATTCGGATATCCCAAACCAACCATCCACTTGTAAATCTGAGAATAATTTTCTAGATCTTCATCAACGATAAAATTTACACGAAAGTCATCATAGATTAATTTGTCACCAGGCACATCAATATCTTTCAGATAGTTAGGTTGTAGTGCAGTTCCAAGTGTCAATCCTGGCAGATTAGCTGCAACTGCCAAAAAATCAACCTTCGGGCACTTATTAATTTTTAATTTGAATCCGACAGGTGAAAGAAAATTTCTATTTGATACCTGTTCTAAACAAGGATTACCAGCCATTTTACATCGGTGAGAAGATAGTGTTATTCATATATGTACGAACTTTATCAGCAAATCTGTCACGTTTAATTGTTCTCATTGGTGGTGGACCAGAGGGTGTGGCAGCATTTCTTAAATTTCTTTGAGCCTCTGCATCAAGTTTGACCACCTGACTTGGAGATATTGGATCACCTGCAGCTTCGCAAAATTCTTTGAACCTTTTCATTGTTTTATTTGTATTTAGAAAAAAAGGGGACCTTTCGGTCCCCTCAACACTTCCTTCACACAGGAAGTATTTAGATCACATAAGGTTAGTAACCTTAACTCTTCTGTAATAACGGTTGGCGTTTTGTGTAAGAGCGCCCAGACCCTGATTGGTTCCTTCAGCGAAGGGGTTAGCAACCATACCATAACGGGTCTTGAAGCCGATCTTAGGCTGGAAGCTGTTCTCACCAACGGCACGTACCATCTGCAGAGGTACATAAGGGCAATAGAACAGACCTGCATCATAAGGGCTAGAACCCTTATAACCAACAACATAGTAGTGGTTGGCCTCAGCACCACCCGAAGCGGCATAAGGATCGATGTATACACGATACTTACCATTGATGGTGCCGGCAAAGGTGTTGCCAGTGTCATCAACGTTCAGGTTTACATTGAGTGCAGGGGTGTAGTCCAGTACACCAGCCATAGTCAGGGCGGCAGCAACGTCAGCGGATGTTACGATGATGTTGCCCTTTCCTCTACGGGTTCTTTGGGCGATCGCGTTAGCGTCTCTTTCAATCTGGAAGAGCAGACCCTTGAACTTCTCTACCGACCAACGACCGTTGGAGTCAACGTCAAGGTCAAATGTACCAGCGGTAGCAACGTTAGCCTGAGCACCAGACTCAGCAACTTTGTAGATGGTACGGATGACTTCTCTGTTGATTTCAGCCAGAATTTCAGTGGACAGAATGTTCGCCAGTTCGGCTTCAGCATTCAGACCGTGAATGGCCTTAAGATCTTGGGCGAGTTCCAGGGAATACTCAGCCTTCAGAGCACGTGATTTTGCGGTGACGGTGACCTTCTCAATTGAGAAAGCCATTTCACGGAAGGCATTACTTCCAGTGCCATCCAGATTCTCAGCGTCACCTGTGACCATCCCTTGACCTACGTTGTAGAGCGCTTGGGAGGCGTCGCTTGAACCAAGAACAGAGGGGTTAGTGCCCGACTGTGTGGTAGTACCGAAACCAGCATTAATCGAAGTGAAACCAGCAGTCAGATCAAGACCTTTGTCTTGAGCTGAGAAGGCGGAATCGGGCTCGTTGAAGAAGGTTTCAGTTCCAGACTGACTGGTATAACGTGAACGCATCGCAAAAATGAGTCCAGTAGGACCATTCATTGGTTGAACGCCAGCGACATCGTAGGCGATCAGATTAGGCATTGAACGTCTGATCAGGGAGATCAGAACAGGATCAAAACCAGCAACAGGTCCAGCAGCAGTGGCGCTACCACCGAAAGCACCACCAGCACCGGCAGCGTTTCCTGAGTTGGTTGGTCCTTCAAAAAGGAATTCTCTTTCTTCGCGCATAAAGCGCTCTTGGTTTTCTAACAGGCAAGCGGTTACCGCTCTACGATGGGAGTCCTTGATTTCACCAAGGCCAGCATGATTAAGCAGAGGGGCCCACTTCTCCTGCAGATGTTCAGATTGGAACATTTGCTTTTACCTATGGGTAAGTGTTTTTGTGTTTGATAATCTTAAATTCACTTTTTAGCGACTTGATCCAGGATGCTCAGGTATTGGCCCATTGCACCAGTGTAAAAACTGGGGGCTTCTTCGTTCAGCACCTGATCTGAAGTCTCTTTCTGAACTCTCTGACCGAAGTATGACTCCTTCAGAGTTTCCAGTTTTTCACGATATGATTCTTCACTTTCAAACTCAACACTCTCGGCGAGTTGGGCGAGCTTCTCTTTTTGGCTAAGGGCAAGACCCTCAGCAATTTCAGATACGATCCCATCGGCAACCGACTCAGCAAGTCGTTTGTTCAGGGAGACATTTCTTTCGATCTGCTCGTTGAGTTTAGTCTCCATTTCATCAAGTTTTTCTACCATACTCTCGACAACATTGTATCTATCTTCAGGGATGGAAACATAATGTGCTTCAAAAAGTTCCCTCATACCAGAGAGGAACGATTCAGTCATTTCTGATTTGAGTCCGTGCTCGACAGCGATCTCGTTTTCTACGAGCCACTCATCAGCAACGTACTCCAGGTAAGAATCAACGCGCTCGATGAGAGCTTCTTTTACAGCGTCGATTTCTTCAACAATGCGCTCTTCGTTGATGCGCTCCATTTCTTCGGCGATTTGTGCAACCTTCGAATTGATTGCAGCCTCAAAAATGGTTTTGGCCTTCTCTTGAAACTCTTCGGAAAGTTCTTCACCTGAAAACAGAGCGGTCATATCCTCCTCGATGTCATACTCGGGAGTTTCGACCATTTCTTCTTCGGTCACTTCCTCTTCCTCAGCAACGATTTCTTGAGTTTCATCAATTTCCTCTTCGGCCTCTTCGTGGGCCATCGCAGGTTTTGCAGCCTGATTAACAACATCTCTTACAGTTTTGACTTTGGGTTCACGCAGTTTAGCGGAATCATCGTCAGATCTGTAGTTATCGGGAGTAGGTCCACCGAGATCTTCATAGGAACCAGCCACCGATGTATCCATCGGCACAGCAGCTTGAGCACTAGCGTTTACGGCTGACTTGGATTGAACAGTGCCTACTTCCATTTCTTGTAATTTTTGACCACGGGACATTTGAACTCTCCGATTAAGACTTTATAAGTGTAATTAATCTATCTTTATTTATAACTTACAGATTTCCCAAGAAATCTTGGAAAAGCTTTAATTTATTTTCTTGAAGTTGACGTGAATCAACAAGTGTGTTGATTTTTTTGTAGGTCTTTTCTGCGATTCTTTCACGAAGAATACCACCATCCCAGACCCAATCTTTTCCTTCCATAATGCCGGCAACGAACGCATCTGGAGCGGACGGATCTGCAACAATATCAGCTGCAGTGGCGAGCATAAAATCCTCTCCCACTACATTGACACCCTCATTATTAGTAGTTACTGATCCAACACCACGTGATGACACACCAAGTTTTACTCCTTCATCAAGGAGTGACTTAGCAATATTACCCATTGGTGTGCTTAGAATCTTTGCACGACCCACAAAGTTTGAACCTTCCTGACAAAGAGAAGTGATCTTGTGAGAAACTCTATCAAGATTAACAGTTGGTCCATCAGGATGACCTAGTTCTCCCAATGCACGACCTTTTTGAATAAAGGCTTCGTTGTAACGACTGACCTCTCTTGCGAGTGTCTCACAAGGATACATTCTCCCGTTGCGATTTCTAATGTCGCCTTGGAGGAATACA